TTCTCAGACGATTATCGAGAATGTCACCACTGCCACAAGATTTTCAACTCGAGATCTATTCAGAGACATATTCGCAATATTCATTTGAAATAAAATCTTTTTATATATCATAATGCCAATCCTTACACATTTGAACAATGATATGAATAGGATTAATAAGCGGGTCGTTAAGGCAATGATGAAACAAATCACAGAACAGACGCCCGATGTTCCTGCTCCACCAGTAGATTCAGACGTTTCTGTAAATTACTTGTCGTTGATGAAAAGTCTAACAAATATTTTAATGAATTTGAGAGAATTATATGCTTATCGTTTTGGTATACAAGCAGAAGGCGAAGTCGATGAATTTGATTTACCCGAAATAAGTGATATCACCGGATCTGAATTCTCAGCTCTACAATCTCAAGCATCTCAGGGTTCACAAGCATCTTATGCTCCATTTGGCTCTCAACAAAGTGTATATTCTCAACCAGTTTCATCTGTAGCATCAGCAGTATCTGCGCCATTTTTTCGTAGAGGTGTAAATTCACCTGCTTCCTCTGTATACTCCCAACCAGGTTCACAAGCGTCATCAAGCACCGGTCAACCAAGTTCAAGATATGGTCAAGAACGTCTAAGTCAATATAGTGAACCACGAAGAAACGAGCAAAGTATAGAAGAAAATATAATTTATGCGCAAGGAAATTCTATCGTATTAAATAGTTTAACTAAAGAAGTTGTAAACTCGCAATTTTTAGTAGAAACTTTGCCGTTTGCCCAATTATCCAAAATACAGAAAGAAAAATTAAAAATGATTATTGTTAAAATCAATAAAGTAAAAGGTGTGATTAATATTGGAATATCTAGACCTGTTTACACAAAATTAAATAAAGTAATAAAACGTATTTTATCAGCATTAAAGGAAGGGGGTGAAGGCGCAGCAAGCGAATTTCTTTTACGAACTCAAGAGGAAATGGCTCCAGCTGAAGGAGATGAATTAATTGGATTTGGACGTAAACATCGAATGCTAAGTCCTTCCATGTATAATGCTCATAATTATGATCCGTATAATGTTAATTGTAATTTCGCATATAACCAAGCAAAGAGAAATATATAGAGATAATATATGGAACGCAAAATAGAGGATTATAACAATTCTTTAACAAAAGTCATGAATTTAATGTCAATTACAAGAAAATACAAGGTTGTTGGTTCGGCGAACCTTCGCACGTCGGAATTCATACAAGATATCGATATTGATGGAATGTTCAAAACAAAAGGCAATGAAGCAAAAATATTGGATTCTCTAACAGCACGATTTAAGACTATTTTTAAAATATCTCACAAGAATCCAGCACTATTTATCACAGATTTCAAAGTTGGATCGGATTCAAGTTATCCAGAAGATGATGACCGCTTTAAGTTAAGATGGGATAAAACAGACATGAAAAACGGCTACAAAATATTGGGAAATGGAGAAAAGAAATTCTTTCGTGAATGTCTTATGGATAAGGTAAGAATGAAACTAGATATGGTTTATTTACTAGATGGTGAATATGTAGAGTTATCAGAAATATATCGATTAAATATTAACGGAAGAAAGAATTACGATGATAATAATATTATTCAAGAATTAAAACATGAGATTGAAAAATATAAGAAAGAAGACAATTATTACAAGATGTATAAACGCGAATTCTCGTTACTTCGTCATCAAGATAAAAATAAAAAAAGGCAAATACAATTAATTAATTTATTTAATAGTCAAGCAGGTTTATTGAATAATCTCATTAATCAGCTAAAAATCATTCAAAATATATGTATTCAAACCTTTCGCAAACCAAAACTTGATGATGTTAGAAATAATTTACAATCTATAAAATTTAAACTTTCTTCGGTATATGAGATTTATCATCCAAACTTTTCAAATAAAATTGACACCATCTGTAAAAAACCATTGAGCAAAATATATGACTCTTTAACACCTATTATTGATAAACTAGAAAAACAATTGAATAAATATGTAAAATACATTTGAAATTAAAATATAATATGTTGTTATATATTAATGAGTTTAACATTCGAAGCAAATGTAGGAGCACCTATCGCAATGATCGGAACTGGAAAAAAAGGCAAAGCAAAGCATATTTTGAGTGTAGCGGCTAAAAAATCTGATGTTCGACAAGAATTAAAAGAAGTGAAATTAGGGGACAACGAAACCTTTTTACCTATATGTGACCCAAATAAAGAACGTTCTGTGCTCTACATTACGGGAATGTCTGGGTCCGGTAAAAGTTTTTTCACTGCTGACTGGATTAAGAGATATAAACAAGTTTATCCAAAAAATAATGTTTATTTGCTTTCTTCGTTGGATCAAGATGACTCAATAGATAAAATAAAAGATTTATACAGAATTAAATTGAACGAATTTGTTGAGGACAAATGGAATATCGATGATCTCAAGGATTCATGTATTATCTTTGATGACACTGACTGTGTAAGTGATAAAAATATCAAAAAAGAAATTGACTTGTTACTTAATAGCGTGTTACAAACGGGTAGACATACACGCACATCTGTTATTTTTACGTCACATCTAGCAACTTGTGGAAAAGATAGTCGTATGATATTAGCCGAGGCGCATTCAGTCGTATTGTTTCCAGGAACAATGGGCCAAAGAAATCTCAAATATATTTGTGAATCGTATTTTGGTTTATCTACAGATGAAATTAAGAAATTAAAAAAATTGGAAGGAAGATGGGTTATGATAAATAGGACTTATCCAAAGTCTATCTTGTCAGAGAAATACGCCTGTATTCCGAGTTTATTAGACTGAAAATGAAATTGTCACTTTGTTGTGGAATAAATCAATGATTTGTCAGATCCGATTTTATTCGCACAAATCGAGCCATTGGCGGGAATGACACGATTATATTCATGTCAAACAGAATCTGTTTCTGTCAGAGGCGATTATATTCGCACAAATGATACGATTAAAATTCGTTTTACTACTATAAATAAAATATACTAGTAAAATATGTATCATATTCAACCATATACTTATGACCAAGCGATAAAACTTGGAGTAAAAATCGCTCCATCTCATAGAGAAGGAAAGAAGATTGATATTTATGATTGGAATGGACAATATATTTTTTCAATTGGAGATATATCCTATAGTGATTTTCCGACATATGTAAAAACACATGGAATGGAATATGCTTTAACAAGAAGACGATTGTATCATTTAAGGCATAAAAAAGATTCAAAAATATTGGGGAGTAAAGGATACTACTCCAAACATCTTTTGTGGTAATTACTTAAGACTATATGGTAATAAAGAGTAAGAGATGGCAAGAGATTACTCAAAAGGAAAAGTGTATTGTATTAAGGTAAATACAAAAGAAGATTATTTACCTTATATAGGTTCAACAACAAAACAATATTTGAGTCAAAGAATAGAAAAACATCGTTATAGTTTTAAGGAATGGTTAAAAAATCCCCAAAAAAATAAATGTATTTCTTCCTATGAATTATTTATTAAATTTGGTGTTAAAAATTGTTATATTGAATTACTAGAACTTTTTCCATGTAGGTGTAATGAAGAATTACTAAAAAAAGAACGAGAATGGTTTGATAAAATTGAATGTTGTAATAAAGTAAAACCATTAATATCAGAAAAAGAAAAAGTAGAATATTTTAAAAACTATCGGCAAGAACACCTAGAACATATAAAAGAAAAAGATAAAAAATATTGCGCAGTACATAAAAACCAAAAAAAAGAATATGATAAAGAATATGCGAAAAAAATTGAAGTGATTGAAAAAAGAAAAGAACCATATACATGTGTTTGTGGTTCAACTATACGTAAAGATGCTAAAACAAGACATCAAAAATCAAAAAAACATCAAGATTTTATAAAAAATAATCTTATAATAGATAATGGAGAATCCTTATGAAGAAGCACATTGGGGCTCTTTTACAAAGCAATGGAAGAATCGTAAACCAGAATATAAAAAATATGATACTCTTGAAAAGTTTGCCGATTTTATTATAGAAAATCCAAGCAAATTTAATAAAATTTCAAAACAACGTAGTCATTTTTACAAAAATTTAATTGCCCCTAAAATTGGAGGTATATCACCAAAGATGATGGATGATTTGAGAAAATATAATCGTCAAATAGGCGGTAAAATATCCGCAAAAGATTTCGAACTAATGCTTCAAGAGACATACAAATCTCCAGATAAAAGAGATAAAAATATAGGAGATTATAATATAGATGAATCACTCTCAACTCCTGAGAATGTTGTCTACCATAATCCGAAAACTGGAGAAACCAAAGTGGCATATAGAGGAACCGAAGGAACCCTCAAAGACTGGGGGAATAACGCCTTATATGCGTTTGGGCTCCATAACACTAGCAAAAGATATAAACGTTCCAACGAAATTCAAAAACAAGTAGAACAAAAATATGGAACCCAAAATTTAGATGTGCTTGGGCACTCACAATCGGGGGCATATGCGCAAGAAATCGGAAAAAATGCGAAAAATGTGATTGTATTAAATCCAGCAACACATCCCGGATATACCCCTAAAACAAAAAACGCAACTGTTGTGCGATCTACTGGAGATGCTGTAAGCGGACTTAAGTATTTAAATCCTTTAAACTGGGGAAAGAAAAAGACGGCAGATGTTGAAATAAAAGCAAAAACATACAATCCCATTGAAGAGCATATGCCAAGTGTATTGGAAAGATTACCCGAAGAACAAATGTTAGGCGAAGGAAGAACATACAAACAAAAATTTAATAAAAAATATGGATTTTCAAAAAATAAATCACATTCTTTGTCTGATATTAGTAAATTATCCGGTTATGAGTTAGAAGGGTTAAAAACAATTATCGATAAAGGAAAGGGTGCTTATTATAGCAATCCTCAATCTGTAAGACCAAATGTAAAAAGTCCAGAACAATGGGCGATGAGTAGGCTTTATGCGAGTCTAGATCCGAGTTCAAAAGCATATAAAGTAGATAAATCTCACCTTAAGAAAAATAAAAAGTTAAAGAATCTCTGTGACTGCGGTATGTGTCCATTTTGTAGATAAATTATTACATGTGTTATTTAATAATTAATCAATATAGTCCTTCTTGTTTCACGATACGAGATGCTTCACCAAGACCAACACCACGTTGTCTCATAATTGCTGAGACGATATCTCCTCTGGCAACTTCTCTTTTATGACCGGATTTTGGGAGTGTCATTCTTTTGCGACCATTACCCATTGCTTTTGAGGCAACACCAGTAGCGGCAGCAAGCGGCAAAAGTTCGGGCTGGAAAATAGAAGCAATACCAAGAGCCGGAGCGGCAATTTTAGCAGTTTCTTTAAAACCTTTTTTAAAACCAGTTCCGAAATCCTGCCAAAATCCACGACCTCGTCTTCTTGTCGCATAATTTCCAAGAAGATCGGCAGCCAAAGACATTGAACCACCTTTACCTTTCATTGCCCTTTTTTCTTTTAAATATTGTTCTGCCATTGTTAATGGTCTTCCTTTTCGAGCCTTTTCTTCAGACCTTAATCTGTCTACTTCGGATTCAAAAGCAATTTCGGCATTATGTCTTCGAGATGCTTCAGCAGCAGCTTGATTTGCTTGTTGGGTTCTAATAGTTCTTTCTGATCCTTGACGTCTAGCTTCTCTTTCTTCTCTTCTTGCTTTTGAAGCAGCTGATTCTCCAAATATCATTTTTTTCATACCTCCTCTTCCCATCCCACTTATAGCACCAGAAATATTTCCAACTTTATTTATATCATCTGAATATTCCGGTCCTGCGATTTGAGCAGCAATTGGAGCAGCTTTGCTTACAAACCCAAGTGTATCTTTAACACCTTTCCATATCTTTCCCCAGTTTACCGCACCACCACGCAACATATGAGCTTTCAATTCCGGATGCATATCTAGAATTTGTTGCTTAATTGCTTTAGTTAATCTAGGAGCACGACCAGCTCCATGTGCCGAAGATACAGGCATATAATCTTGGTCGAGTTCATTAATAAAAGGTTCGACTTTAGCCTGTTTTAGTACACCAACACCACCGCATTTGCGACCGCTTCCAACAGCAATAGGATATTCCGATCTACCGTACGCACCACCAAAATTTGAATTCTCAATTTGAGAAATACTAGGATAATGTCCATCATTTCCACATAAAGCCTCTTCTCGAACTCTACCACCACCATAACGTTGAGGCATATAATCAAATTCGTCTCTAGGAACCACATTACGTTTAATGATATCTTCATACAAAGCGCGAACGTCTGGATTAAATTGAGCCGTCATGAAATAAGAAAAGAAAAAAAAAATATTTGTAAATAATATAATGTCGCAATTGAATCAATATAAGAACCAGGCAAGCGGAGATAAAATATATTACGACATTCAAATAACAAATGTAGAAAATACAAGCGTAACACCGCCTAATGTATTCTTTAATGAATCAAGAAATACCCCTTTTTTAATGTGTCCGGAAAATTACTATATGTCGATTATCCGATTTACTCTGGATACAGCCACTCTTCCTGTATTTATTCCCACAATACAAACCAATCCATCGATTAATCCTACAGGAAATCTTAATCAAACCATCTATTCTTTCCAATTTTCATACGATGGAGTATATAGCGATCAAATATACATTCAATGGGCACCACAAGATACATCATTAACCGCACCAGCATTCATAACAACGAATGGATTTGTCACTCAAAATAATTCTACGGGTTATTATTATTGCTATACTTTTGAATATTTCGTGTCACTTATTAATCAACAAATATTAGCAGCGTTTAATACTTTTGTAGCAGCTAATCCAGGAATTCCGGCAACAGCAGTTGCTCCAGTGTTTGCATTCGATGGTTCAACGAGTATATTCCGAATTATGTTTGAGCAATCTTTCTTGACGACGAATGCTACGCCAATTTATTTTTATATGAACTCTCCCATGTTTGATTTATTTGGATCTTTAAACGCCCTTAAGCTTGGATTCAATGCTCAAGGAAGAAATTATCAAATGATAGTAGAAAATTACGCAGGATTCAATTCTTATTCTTACCTTGACACAATTACAGGAGTAACTTATAATGTTGTGGAAACTATCCAAGAATGGTCGACGATTTCTTCATGGTCGCCTGTATCCGCAATAGTATTTACTACAAGTACTGTCCCCATTGCTCCGAATCTTTTATCGAAACCCACAGTTTATGTTCAAGGAAATATTTATGGCTCTTACGGGAACAATTCAAATTTCCAACAAGTGCTTACTGATTTTGTATCGGATACAGGTTTTTACAAGCCAAATATCGTTTATAATCCCTCGGCGCAATATCGTCTCCTAGAGATGTCTGGAAATCAACCTTTAACAAATTTTGATGTATCTATTTTTTGGAGAAATAACGTGGGTGAGTTAATTCCATTCTTATTAGGAAGCGGATGTAGTTGTACACTTAAGATCTTATTTACAAAAAGGGAAGATACGCAGATTAAATAATTAAATATAGTAAATTTTCAATTTGAGGAAGGTATTTAAACGTTTAATTTCAAAAAATTATTTTCTTTTGAATAAGTATAATGGACGCATTTCGTACTGTGTTGATAAAGGACTCGAGGATTGCGGATATTACTGATAAAGAGGTCTACGGCGTTTTTAGTGGAGGTGCTCAATCAACTCAACAGCAAATCGCAGCAACAAGTGCTTCTACTTCTTCCCTTGTGTTTCAAGTTCAAGTGCCTTCTGAAAATATTGTGATTGACAGAAATGTGCTTATTCAAGCAAGTCTTTCATTTGATATTATAATTCCGGCAGCTTCTGATGTTCCTGCTGGTGAATTAGCATTCAATTATGGAAGTACAGATGCTTTCCAGGTATTTCCTCTTAACTCATTATTTACGACATCATCGTGTACAATTAACAACACCAATGTATCGGCAAATACGCAAGATATATTTGCTCAAATAACGAGAATGAATTCTGCGCGTGAATTGTATAGATATAATTCTACATCTCCATCACTACCGGATTCTCAGTGGGGTGCTTATGCTAATGCTGTTCAAGCAACAAATAACCCCCTAGGAGGTTTCGCAAACAACTCGTTAGATTTGGACTTTGACCCTCGTGGTTCTTTTCCTGCTACTTTTACAGTTGTTCATACTCAAGGAGATGGTACTGTCGATGATTCGCTTGTATCACTAGGTGAAGCCGACGATGGTGAAAATTGGGTCATCACAGTGAATACTACTGTTACTGAACCCTTGTTTGGTCTTTCGCCTTTTACTTGGTGTGACCCGGAATTTAGTTC